TAGACTAATCCACGGAAATCAAGTCTTGGCCCGCGATGACCCAAAGTGAAGCTCAAGGTAGAATTGTCCACCTGGGATACAGGTTTGGGGAGGTTCCTCTCCCCGGACTCAAAGGGATTGACCCTAATTGTAGTCTCGGTGCTTCGCGACGGGATGTGGTACGAAATATGCAGCGACGACCGGTCGTTTCAGTTTCCTCAGGGATGCATTGCTATGGGGTGGCACTACCACGTGTTGACCATGGCCATGCAGGCACTGCTCGGACCGGAGTTGTCAAAAGAATGGCTCGCCCAATGCCAAGCATGGAACCACAGTACCATGAACCGTTCAGACAGTTTGTTCGAAAGTTCGTTCGAACTAACTTTGAACCAATACCAGCCACTGCTGACCTAAGCGTTCGTGCTTGGCTGGAGAAGACCAATTATCCGCTTTGGCGGAAACAAGAACTTCTTGAGTGTTGGGAGTCCTGTGACGGCGTCCTTGAGGACAAGGACTATTTTGTCAAGTGCTTTGTGAAGTACGAATCGTACGAGGATTGGAAGTACGCTCGTGGCATTTACAGTCGCACAGACCGTTTCAAGTGCGCCGTTGGCCCAATATTCCGTTTGATGGAGGAAGAAGTGTACAAGTGCCCATACTTCATCAAACATGTCCCGGTCCGTGATCGAGCCCAGGAGATCGAGAAACTGCGTGTTTCAGGCACTGCAGTTGGTCAGACCGATTTCACTGGGTTTGAAGCTCATTTTAGCCCTGAACTGCTTGACATGTGTGAATTCGAGCTCTACGACTGGATGGTTTCTCAGCTGTCCGGAGATGGTGCCGCCTTCATGTCCCGAGTCAGGCGGGCTATCGCTGGAGTGAATCATTGTATCTTCAAATGGTTCATTGCCCTCATCCTTGCCCGTAGGATGTCTGGCGAAATGTGCACTTCATTGGGAAATGGATTCACCAACCTGATGTTCATACTCTTTGCTTGTTTGGTCTTGTGCCATATGAGCTTTGTCGACGTTCGAGTCGAAGGCGACGATGGGGTTTTTGCCGGTTCAGGCGATCTCCCCACTGCTGCCATGTTTGAATCTTTGGGTTGTGACATTAAGATTGAACAACATTCTGATGTCAATGTGGCCTCGTTCTGTGGCCTCATTTATGATCCCCATGACCTGATTGTTGTCACAGATCCGCGCCCCGTTTTGGCAGATTTTGGTCATGTCCATTATGACTATAGGTTTGCCTCTTCGGAAACCTTGCTTGTGCTGTTGCGTTGCAAGGGGCTGTCCATGCTCCATCAGTACCCAGGATGTCCCATCATACAATCACTGGGTTTGTGCATACTGAAAGTGACCAAAGGTGTAGATCCACGAAACTACATCTACAACAGTAGTACATTGTCCATGTGGGAGCGAGACCAATTACGTGAAGCGTATGAACAAAACTTACCCACAAAACCAGTCCCGCATAGGACACGAGAGTTGGTGGAGATGATGTTCGAGCTGCCGATCAATGTTCAAATTGAAATCGAGCAGTACTTGGATTCCGTCGATACCCCTTGTGTCCTGCACATCCCACACGCAGACATCGTTTTCAAACAGATCTGGCGCGACTACAGTTCCAAGTATCAGCGACTCCTGTTGGTGGACGATGATTTGTGTGACATTGAAGAGGTCAACACCGTCACTTTCTTAGATGGACGGGTTTGGCCAATTCACTCAAAATTACAAAACAAATGATTAAGGC